GGGGTTGCTTGGTTAAAGGGCCGCTACGTCGAGCGGGATTTGGCGGTGCGGGCCGTCTTCGCCCTGCCGCTCGTAGAAGCGCAGATAGCTCTTGCTGCCGGTGATCTGGATGGAGTCCATAATTGCTTGCATGGCCTGCTGCCACTTCTCGTCTTTGATGTTCAGGCTGCGAAGGCCCAGCACTCGGGCGGTGCTTATCTTGCCTTCCTTATCGGTCTGGAAGGCGTGTTCAACCAGGGCCTGCACTTCGGAGCTGCTGCCGGCGGTCCACTCGTGAATGCACTGGTCAATCAGCTCCTTAGCTACCTGAAGTCGTTCGTCAAACGCCAGATGGTCGGCCACGGCGCGCTTTACCTGGTACTGGCCATCAAAGCTGGCCAGGGTTACGTTGCCTTTCTTGCCGCCGTAGGCCGTGTCGTACTCGCGGGCGCTCAGTTCCAGGAAGGCTTCTACCTCGCTGGAGATCTCCGCTTTTACCCGGCGCATCTCGTCTTGCAGGGTTTTCACCTTGCCGATCACCCGCTGCACCAGGTCATCACGCAGCCGGTCGATGTCTTTGATTTGGTCCACCGGTACCCAGTGGCCTTTTGCGTTGCGGCGGAACTTATCCGCCTGGGCTACTTCGCTCATAACTCAGAACCTCACGTGGTTTGGGGTTGCGGACGGGTGGTGCGCTTGAAACAGCTCAGCCTGCCGCGTCTTTTGGGGTGCCTCAGGTGGCGCAGGGGCTCGAACGGCCGCACATTGTTGCGCGGCAGGTCGTCCAGCTCCCGGGTGATTTCTTCAGCCCGCTCTTGCAGGATTTCTTCCCGAATGAGCCTCACGCGGACCGTGGTTTGTGCTGGCATCAGCGGGAACGGAGCGCCCAACAGGTGCTCATACCGGGCCGGATCGGCCAGATACTGGTCCAGGCTTACGCCGTGTTTGTAGAGCATGTTGGCGGCGTACTTGTCGGCGTAGTGCTCCAGATAGGCAGTGGGGTGCATCATTTCTGCTGGCCTCCGTCCGGGTTGTTTGGGCAGTTCTGGCATACGCGCCATACGCGCATGGACATGGGGTTGTGAGTGGGCGCCGGGCGATCTCTGTATTCCCGGCACTGCTCGGTGCTGATATTGATGCCCTGGGCTGGGCAATGAATGCCGTCCAACGCTGCCAGGATTCGCTTCTCCATCCGAGCGGTGCTGGGGCTTGAGTAGCGATTGGCCAGCAAAAGGGACACCGCCGTGCGGCTGATCCCGATGCGATCGCCAGCAGCTGTGCGGCTGGAAGATTCAACTTCCTTGGCCAGTAGCTGAACCCAGTGGGGCGGTTGCTCGCCCCAGTTAGAGATATCCACTTTCCTGGTCATTACTCGCCTCCCTCGGTGGTTGCGTGGCGGCGGTAAACCACCTCCCCGGTGTTGGGGTCGTACAGCTGCTTCAGGCGCTGAATCATGGGGGCGCGGGGGCCAGTCCATCGGCTCTGAATGAGGCGGTAGCGCGCTGGCACTCCGGGGCTGCCGGGGCGGACCGTTGCCAGGTACTCGGCACCAACCAGCATGATGCAGTAGTCTCTTGCAGTGCTTTCGGCCACCGGAAACTCCGGAGTAGAGGCTGCCTGAGCCAAATCCCGGGCGGTAAAGTCGCCAATGATTTTGATGGTGCGCCACATCTGTTCACGGCCTCGGCCCTGGGTAACTTCGGTGCCGTCCTTCCGGACGCGAGGGGCTTCTATTCCGCAATCCTTCACGAGCTGGTAGGTCGTTGCGTACCCTGGATCTTCATGACGCTTCTTCAGGTACCCGGCGGCCACCAAACCGGTGATGTAATCGCGCACGCGGCCTTTTGGACTGCCGCCCGAGGTGAGCTGCCAAACGTCTCTCACAGTGAAGTGGCCGGCGCTTTTGTGCAGTGCGCGCATGCTTTCCCACATGAACTGCCGGTCGCCTTTTGGGCCCTGAGCCTCTAAATGAACAGGCTTGCGAGTGACTGCCATGCTTACGCCCTCCGCGCCGGTGGCTGGCCGGTGTGGATGTTGCGATCGCCCCAGACTTCCAGATCAACACGTGTCCAGTTGTTTGCCAGGGCCTCGCTGTAAATGCGGTAAAGGTTAACGGCTACCCGGCGCAAGCAGCCCTTCACGCGGGTGCGCACCATGTCCAGCAGGTCGTCTGCAATTTCGATGTCGGGGTAGCTGGATTGCGCCAGTTCTTGCACGTCATCCAGGCTCGCAGCTTGGGCGGGCACCCATTCCAGAACCCGGTTGTGCAAGCGCTCAAGGCGGGCCATGGATGCGGGCACGCGCTCTTCGCCGATCAGAATCAGGGTGCCTTGGCTGGCGTTATAGATGTCGGTCAGCACGTTAGCGGCGGTTTTGTCGATCACGTATTGAACGTCATCGATGATGATCGGGCGGCCGGAGCGGCTAAGCTGCTCGGCCACTTGGTCAACCATCTCGCTGAGGGTTTTCATAGGGATGATGCCCATCTCGCGAAGAATGGCGGTCAGGAAGGCCTTCTTCGTCCAGCTTTCGCGGCATTCCACGTAATAGGCACGATGCAGGTTGGCCGCGTATGCCGCTGCCAGGCTCTTGCCGTAACCACTGGGGCCGTACATTACCACCAGGCCGGGCAGCTCTGGTGGGCGGTTGGCCGCGCTTTCGACCGCTCGGGCCAGCAGGCCGACATTGGTCAGTGGTACAATGGTATTGACGCTCATATAACTTCCTTTCGTTTGTTGCTTGGGTGTCATGGCCATGCGCTCACATGGCCCTGCGGGCGCTAACGGTTTTGCCGTTGGCGCTCGCATCCATAACGCGCTTGATGGCGCGGTATCCGTCGGTAGTGGGGTAGCGCTCCCACCACATCTGCTCTTTCTCGCTCAGCTCTTCCCCTGCCGTTACTCGCTTATCCAGCTTCTGCCACAAGCGGTACCGGGCCATTGGGTCTTCTGGGATCACAAAGGCATCTGTTTTGGCGGCTGCCAGAAGCTTGGCCTTTGCGCGGCCGGCCTCTATCTGGCGCTGGGTGTCGTCGTCGTTAGCGACAGGTTCAAGCGTGCGGATCTCGACATCTTGGCCAGTGATGGTTTTGGCCTTGGTGCTCAGGCGTGCCAGCTGGCCCTTCTGGCGCTTGTCGGCAGCGCGCTGAAGCATGGCTGTTGGCATGGCCTGCGTTGAGTTTCCATCGAGCTTGGCTTCGCCAATAAACTCGCCATCCAAGGTGTAGGTGCCAACGCTGGATGTGTCTCTGTAGTCCCAGGCCACCTTGATTTCTTCGCCGTGGAAATCGCGCAGCGCGTCCATGAAGTAGATGCCACCGTTGATGCGCACTTCGCCGCGATGAGTTTTGCGGACCTCCTGCGGGCGGGTTAGCGAGGCCACCAGTTCTGCGTCGGCAGTGATGGCTTCAAAGCCTTCCGCCTCAGCGCTAGCCCACGCCTCCATCGGGGTTTGCCCGCGCATGCGGCCTGTTTCCATATCGCGAATCTTTCGGAGCGCGGCGTGTGGTGTGTGGTTGTATTTCTCGACTGCGCTATTCAGGCGGTCAAAGAACTCCTGAAATGTCGGAATGTGAGCTGGCTTCAGTCCGTCTTTGATGGCCTTCCGAGACAGCTTGTGGGCGCGAGTGGCAGCCTGCTTGTCCATGTCTACGCCGATGTAGCTGTCAAACTCTTTGGCCAGGCGCACCAGAATGGTTCGGTGCGGGCGCTCAATGACGCCCCGGCCCTGCGAGTTGTAGGGCAGTGCGTGGGTGATGGTTCCACCCAGGCGATCAACCACTTCATAGATGGCTTCGTTCTTGAAGCCTGCCCCGTTATCCACATAGAACACGCTGAACATGCCAGCGTTTGTGATGCCGTGGCGTAGCGCATCCAGTGTGGCTACCGTGGATTCCGCAAGGTTTAGGGCGAAGCCAACAATGCGGCGACTGAACCAGTCCAGTATCACGGTTATTTCCGGGCGGAAGGCTTGGCCGGTGATCGGGTTGATCACTTCAGCGTCAAACGTGTGTCCGTCTGAAACCCACACATCGTTCGGCCACATGTGCTCTGTGCTGCGGCGCTTGAATGGCTGCATGGCCTTCAGCTCTTGCGGGCTCATGCGGCCCTTTTCACGGGCTTCCGGGCTCAGCTTTTTAAGCCACCGGCGCACTTGATCAATGGACGGATGCGGGGGCTCGGTTTGCTCTCGCAGCTGCTCAAATGCAGCGGCTATGCTCGGCTTCTGGGGGCGCTGATAAAACGCCAGAAAGGCAGGGCCCCAGGGCGGTACGGTCATATCTGCCTTTCGGCGCTTCGGCGCCAGGGCGCGTTCGCCGTGCTTGCGGAAATCAGACAGCCAGCGCTTCAAGGTGCGCTCCGAAAGAGTGCGGGTGGCCGTCTTGCGGTCGTTGGCCCGCACCACTCTCTCCGCCAGGTAAGGCGTTAGACCACCGCTGCGGGCAGCATCCACTAACGTTTGGACGGCCTTGGTTTGAGTGGTCACCTGGGCCAGGCGCTCAATCTCCCGAACAAAGGCAACGCGGGCAGTCATCACGGCCAGCTGATCTTCGTTCAGATCTTCATACCGGGCGAGCTCCCGCTCGGTATCGGGCTGGCGTGGTTCCAGCAGTTCGCCGCCGGTACCGGCACTGGTAAGAGCTCGCGCCAGAATGGCGTCTTGCGTTACCTGGGGGAGGCTGGAGAACGCGTATTCCTTGCCGCCACCGCGGCCTTCGCGCTTCTTGGCCGGCCAGCTCTCGGATTTAGCTCTGCGAATCACCCCGCTTACGGAAGCTGGCAGACCTTCAAGCCCTGCCAGCTCCGCCGCCGTGTACCACTCCTGAACTGGCAACACATCCCGACAGCTCATGCAGCACCTCCAGTGAATAGGCGGGGGCTCACACTTTCGCTATGGTTAGAGGTGCCAACCAAACCAACCAACAGAAAAGGAGCCCCCATGGCAAACAGCGACGAAAAAACTGTATATAAAGAAGGCATGAGAGATTTGCCCCCCATGGCCCGGGCAGCGATTGACCAGCTGCGTGAGATAACCAATGCCCAGACCGATTTCATTGCGCATCTCCTGATTGCTCTGGAGCGCAGTTCAGCTCTGAGTGATGCACAGATTCGGTCGATGCTTTCGCGCTGGTATCGAAGTTATGATCCCGTTCCTGGATTTGACGAGCACGCTCAATTAGCCGCGTCAATTGAGAGCACTCTCGACGATCTGCGTGCGCTTGAATAACTGCCGGATCTAGCTTCATTCCTCATCCCCCATCAGACGCTTCAATTCCTTCATCTCGTGCTGCAGCTTGTCTTTCATCTGCTGCAGCTTTCCGTACTGGGCCGCCAGGGCTTCGCGCCCATAGGCGACCCGGCCGCCACGCATGTGAACCATCCAGTCTGTGAAGGCGTGCGTATGACAAACCTCTTCCAGCAGCGGAACCCTATATAGAGGGATGTTGTGTTCAGCGCGGGCGGGGCTGGACCAGGCATCCAGCATGTGTTTTGAGACGTCGTCACCAGACAGCCGGCTCATCTGCATGGCAATCTCGTGCCGATCTTGCGGGCAGTGCTTCAGCACGGTGGCCACCAGCTCGCTTACCTGGGCGGCATAGTTGCCGCTGCCTGGTGTCGGGTGTACCGGCTGAGGAACCTCGAAGAGGTCAATCGTGGCGGTGTCTTTGGCGCGCCTCATGGTTATGCGCTCCGAGCTATTTGACAGTGCGCGATAGCGTTAGATTCGGTAGGCTTATGGCCTACCATTGGTTTGCGCTCTCCCATGTTTGGGCGCTCGCGAACCGGAGCGCCGTCCGGATGCCAGCGGTCGGGCCAGATATCCCTGGGAGCCATATCCAACTTCCGGGCAATGGCCCGCTCAACACGCGGGTACCGGACGCGCTTAACGTTAATGACAGCGTTTCTGCCGACTCCCAGCTCCCGGGCAACCAGGGCAAGGGACGATCCGCGAACTCGGAGCTGGAACTTAATCCACTCCCAGCGCAGCTCGGGATCGGTAGGAACTTTGGTTTTCATGGCGTCACCTCGGTGGCGTTTTTTTGGGTTGTCTATCGTGTCCATGAACATAAACATAGCGCCACAAACGTGCAGTGGTCAAGCACATTTGTGATGGTCAGAGTTAAAAACTGCGCTCCGTTTGTGCTTGCATGGGATTAACCCTTTAATATCAAATAGTTGAAGAAACTATGACGCAGGAAAAATTTAGTGAGGGGCAGGTCAAAGTTAGCGGTTCGAACTTTGACGACTTTGGGGGCCGCCTATCTGTAGCGATAGATCGAGCAGGTGGCGCCACGAGCATGTCAAAAAAGGCAGGGGTGTCTAGTTCGGTGCTACGTAAGTGGCGGGCGGGGCAATCGGAGCCCTCCAGGGTGAACCTCATAAAGATGGCCGCAGCTGCGGATGTCTCCATAGAGTGGCTTGTCAGCGGCTCCGGGGCTATCAGTGGCAGCGACAGATTAGAGCCTGCCGGGATGGAGGATTACGCCTTTGTGCCTTTATACGATGCCCAGTGCAGTGCAGGAGCAGGCTCGTGGAACGAGAACTCCAGGGTGCTCACACACCTGAGCTTTACCAGGTACAGCTTAAGGAAGCAGGGCTTGACGCCGGATCACCTCTCAGCGATCCGCATAGATGGCGATTCAATGGAGCCGGTGCTTAATAGTGGAGACACCGTTCTGATTGATCACACCAGGACAACAATTGAGGGCGAGGGTATATACGTGCTGCGGTTCGATGGCCATCTGTACGCCAAGCGCTTGCAACGCAACTTCGACGGCGTGGTGATCATCAGTGAGAATAAACACTACCAGCCAGTGACGGTGCCCAGGGACAGGCTGGATGAGCTGGAGGTGATTGGAAGGGCTGTGTGGTCTGCGGGGTGGCTGTGAGTTATCCTGGGCGCTCTTGACCGGTCGTGGCGCTATGCCAAATATCTCGCCGTTTTTGACGCCAGGAGTGTTTTTCGCGTTTTTCCCGATATGCGCTACATTTGGCACCTCTTTTATCCCGGCTGGCTCGAAATCCCTTCTGCTATCTCGTTTCCGCTCATTTTATCCCATTTCTTCTCGGTTATTCTTCTGGTGCCAAAGACACTGCTAATTCACATGGCCAACGGTGGGGTCTGAAGGAAGCCATAGGAAGTTAACGGTACACAACGCAAGTGAACCTGCTTCGGCAGCCCAGGTGGGTTAGCGTGCAAAATAGCGCGACGCCCGATACTCAGTCAGA